ATGATATCAGTAGTAGCTTCATAAACCTCACTATCCTTATCAGTCCTTATTAATTTCTTCTTAACATACGCAAGCCACGCTGTTCCCAACATATCAATCTCCTTATATCCTATTAAGCACCATTAGCATCAGCAGTGATCCTCTTAGTAGCACCATCATAATCCCCAAGAATAGACTCACTACCATGAGGACTCTTTAAAGCATCTTCTCTAGGTTGATCACTAGCAGGATGAGTCATTACTTAAGAATCTCCTTAACCGCAGTACCCGTCAACATACCCTTCAATTCCTTCTGTTTACTCTTAAATTCATTCTCTCTTACTTCAAAAGCTTCAACTTTACGATTAAAAGATTCTTGAGACTGAGCAACAGCCTCTTCATCTTTCTTAATCTCATCTCTTCGCTTATCTAAATCTTTATTAGCTTTAGCAATATCAGATTGATCCTCATTATAATCACTCATTGTCTTACTAAAAGCAATCTTTTCCTTATCGAAATCAACATACTTCTTATAAATCCGCTCCATAGCTGCTAGATTACTAGCCTTGGCATCTAATTTCTCTTCAAGAGACTTTGCTTCTTCTTTCTTAAAACTTAAATCTTTAGTTAACTTATCATTAACTGAAATCTTTTCTTGTAAAAATACCGTTAATTGATCTATCTTACCTAATACTTCTTGCATTGTGAAACCTCCTAATTGGGTAAATCAAAGGGTGAGGGGTTTATTCCCCACCCAAAGATATTTATTTATGATCCTAAAACAGTAAGGGCAATAGTAGTATCTGTCCATGCTGTTGCAGGTGTACCATCTTGCTCTACCGATACAACTGTAACTACTAAGCCACTAAAACTAGCTGATACAGCTGTAAAAGCTGCGTCTTGTCCAGCAGTAATAACTAAACCAACTATTGCGTCGATTGAGCTAATACCATGATCTGCTAATGTGAATGTAATAGTATCACTAGCTGAAGCGATTGGAGCTGTTACACTCACAAGCTTAGATGTTCCAGCGAACTCTGTGTTCTTAACCAATGTTCCTGTTGCTGCTGCCATTATAATTCTCCTATATTAATAGGTAAGGAACCGAAGTTCCCTACCAATTTATCATTTAATTATTATACTAATGCTGTCGCTGCAGTATCTACCGCTACAACTCCGTAATCAATAGAGTTGAAAGTAGTTTTCTGAATACCACCGATAAGCTTAGTAGAATACCCAATTTGACTATCATAGTTGAATAACTTCTCAACTATTTTCATCGACTTAGATGTGTTAGCCATAATTGCAGCTTGTTGTCCACAAAGTAATGCACGGAAACAATCAACGGCTGCGAAATCAGTACCAGATGCAGCAGCGTTAAAGTTATGTCCAGCAACACTAATGTCTAAGTAAGGCACATATTCATGTTCATAAAGAATAACACCATCCCAAATACCTAAAGCACCAGTGAAGATCGGGTTACTTGAACCACGATTTTGAGCTTCACGTTGAGCTTGAGTATAAGTTGGGTTAGTCTTTAGATCAAATGCTTGCCATGGATGTAAGAACATAACATAATGCTCTTTACCATCAATGCGTAATGGATTGATTCTTGGCATACCATTAGCTTGTTTTTGCATTGCTTTATACTTAGCTCTTGAAATCAACTCAGGTGTCATTAAATTACCAGCAGCGAGTGAAGCAGCACCGTTTGTATAATCAGCACAAAGGTAACGAGACCCGAAACCAGCAGCTGTGTCAGCTGTAGGAACTTGTGCAGGAGCATTTGACCATGCAGCTTTAGTACCAACAACATTTCCACCAACATCAGTTAATGTAGTGTTATTAACACCAGCTAATTTTAAGAAAACTTGACGTTCAATAAACTCTTTCATATGAATAGAAAGTTTTTCAGTAGCGTCAGCTCTCATGTTATAACTATTTTTTTGCTCATCTAACTCACCTGTTAAACGAACTTGAGTAGACCATGCGTCGATAGCAACTAAGTCACTATAAGCGTTAATAGCTTCCTCTTGTCCTTCACGTTCACCATCACCATCAACTCCATCACCACTTAACTTTGCAGTTAAAGGAACAGTGATACGATCACCTTTTGATTTTTTCAAATCAGGTAATGATTGCACAATGTTATTAGTTCCTTCACCTGTGAAGCGTGAGAAAAAGTTATCATCCATTGCGTTTTGGAATAATTTCTTACTCCATAACTGTACTACGTTACTACTATCTCCAGATGTATTAGCCATTCGAAACTCCTATAATATAAAACACAAAGGTTATTTTCCCAACAACCTATCTTGTGTTTCAGGTTTTAATTTTGCAAACTGAGCAGCACTCATACGATTAGCCTGTTCACCAGTTAGTTCACTTTCACTTACTATCCTTTTAGCAGAACCTGAAACTGAGGCACTACTAACCTTTTTCTGAGAGTTCTTAATAGCTCTCTTAATCTGTGGTGATTTAGCCTTAACTTCCTCACCATCATTTTCACTTGAGGTTTGCTCCTCATATTTGGGGTGAAACTTTGCCACCTTCATTACTATGTCCGCAAGATCAGACTCATCAACATCGTCACTATTAACAGCATTGACGATTAAATCGTGATAAACTCGATCTTCCAGGGCTAGTTCTTCAGCTAGCTTAGATGCTTCTGTGAAGTTTTCATACTTAGCTGAACCTATCTTAATAGTATATTCAAGCTTAGTATTAATCTTCTCCTGAACTGAATCAGGTCGTACTACACTATCCTTCTCTTCAACGACAGCCTCAGCCTCATTGATTATTGCACTCAGTTGATCAACTGTTAAATCTTCACCTTTCAGTGCCTCAGCAATCTTTTCTAGCTTCAATTTACTTCCACTAGAACCTTTTAACTCATCCAACTGCTTTTGCATATCTTCGGCACGAGCGTTACTCTCCTGCAACTTCTTCTTAGAAGCCTTTGCCTTGAAATACAAAGCTTTTTGATTAGGTGAGAATTTCTTATGAAATACCTTCTCATCCTTCTCAATCACTACATCCATGTCCTCAAAATTATCAGGATCTGAGTCATCTACTTCCTCATCTTCCTCTTCCACTTCTTCAGCCTTCTTAACAACCTCATCTGTAACTAAACCAAGTTCCTTAGCCATGTCAACTTCTTCTTTAACTAAACCCTCAGTTTCAAACTCAACCTCAACTACTTCTTCTTTTTCGCTACTTTCTTCTTCGATTTCGATGCCGTCTTCGATTTCTTCAACACTACTTTTGTCGTCTGACATTTATCTTCTCCTTTTAGAGATTTATCATTATCCATTTCGGCTTTAATCCGAACTAATTCTGCATTATCATCAATAGTTTTGATGAAATCTACTGCTGTAATAACTGTTTTATAGTGAGAATCCATATCATCAAGTCCAAACTTACTTCTGATATATTCACAGCTCTCGCTATATCTGTCTAATTCACCCATTTAACCTCCCATTTAACTTGCTGGTTGAGCTTGCTCTGCTTGAGCTTGTGCTGCTAACATCTTTACTGCTTTACTTTTATCGCTATCGGATAACATTGAAGATTCTAGAAGTAACTGAGGTGGAATTGGAACACCTTGACCAGCTAGTTCTTTTAAATCCATAAAGTTTGCCATTCTTATAGTATCACTATATGGACCCTCACCGATTGCAATATCATATTTATTTAACCCAACATCTTTAAGAACAGTATTAACAGTCATAACCGCCATATCTGAATCAACAACTGTGAGGTTAACACCTTCCTCATCAACGATTGGTACGCCAGCTTGAGCGTTTGGATTCTGAAGAAGAATAGATTCCTCGAAATCAGTTAATTCCTCACCATTCTCCATCTTAGTCAACGCCCTCTCAACCACAGAAGCTGTTGGTACAGTGAAATTATCAGATATATAAGAATCACCAAGAACCCTCATCGCAGATTCAACGGTAAATAACTCATTGAATTGAGATAGGATAAACCTACCGATCAACCTCTTACTCTCACTAAAGTTATCAAGCATTTCCTGGATCATTACTAACCCTTGTCTTTGCTTGAGTAAAATAGCACGACCACTTTGGCTCTTAGAATCATTAGCTAGTAAATCAGGATTAACTCCACTCGCTTCCTTCATATCAGCACTATGTTCAGCAGCAGCTTGTGCATGACCTTGGCTTAAAGGCATAGGTGTTATTCTTGATATAGGAGCGAAACCTTTCTTCCTCTCAATAACAATACCAGGAGCTGAACCATATTTTTTAAGCTTAGCCATTTGAGTTTCATCCAACGCACCTTTTTCTACATCAAAGCCACTATTAGCTGAACTATTCAAATGTTGCAACTCTTGAGTTCTTCTCTTATTAAACTCTATATTCAAATCCTTAGAACCACGAATAATACCTTGAATCCTATCAGCGAAATCTTCTAGATTCTCAGTAACTAACTCAGCGAAGTAAGGTATAATAGGAAACCCTTTCCAACGTGGGTAAGACCAAACAACATCGTTAGACAACATAGTAGAACCAGATATCTGGCAAAGCATAATAACAGGAACTTTACGTTCTATGATCTCACCAGAGCCAATCTCCTCAATAAACTCATTCGCCTCATCCTCACTATCAAATTGTTTAATCTGACCTTGCTCTTCTAACACAACAAAATACTTAACTTGCATTTCTTTGTAATAATAATCTATAAGATCAAATAACTCCTCATCCCTTTCCATCTCTAAGCCTTTACTAAACCTATCAGCTTCAGGGTAATCATCAGTCTCAATCGAAGGGCTTCCAACTCTACCTATACCATCTAGGTCTAAACTCCCTTTACCAATATCCTTAATTTTACTATCCATATCAGGGAATAAAGCAAGTAAATCATCTCTACTTAGATCTTTCGTCACTTTAATAAGAAACCTCGAATCAGACAGGTCGTATTCCTGGAAGTCTGGGTCAAGGTATATGTGTTGGGCACTTACTTTCCGCCACTTTAAATCACCATTTATAAGATCAAATGTATAGTCCAAATATGGCTCTAAGAAACACATGCCACCAGTAGAACCATTCTTAAACATTTCACTCTGCTTAATTTCCACCCTACTATTCTTACTCACATTCTTAATCAAACGAGAGGCAATCTCAGCGGATATAGCATCTTCGCCACCTTCAGGGAAAGCTTTCATGTCAGATCTAGCTTGTCTTTCAATACCACTCAACAACTTAATAATAGGCTTAAGCTTATTTATAGTTAAAGCCTTAACTCCTCTAGATTTCAACTTAGCTACATCCTTAGCTTCCCATTGATTTCCTTGAGTAACTTCAAAGTCATCTCTAATAGCTCTATGAAGTGTAGACATTCTTTCAGCAGAGTATTTAAAATCACTCTTTACTCTATCAATTAATTTAGCATCTTTATTCGCCATTAAATTCCCTTGGTGTTAAAGCTTTTATTAAATTGTTAACATTACTATTTACTATATCTTCTACTTTGAAAGCCTTTACAGACTTAGAACCATCACTATCTTTAAACACAACAACAAATGTCCTGCCATGATCAACCATAGCTATTGCAACTTTATCATCATGTGTTATTAACACGTTTCAGCACTGAACTCATAATCATCATCATAACTATCACCGTAATCATCAGATTGGACAATAGGTGTTAAATCAAAGTAAGCATGAGCGTAACAAGCCATCATTAGGTTATCTCTATGATCAGGAGATCTACTTAACCTCTTCCTCTCCTTCTTCTTATCTTCAATCCTTATATATCTAGCTTTCGGACCCTTAGTTGGCGTTGTATCTTCCTTACAAGAACAAAGCTCTTCTAATACCTTATCAGCATCCTCTTTCTTAATTTCACCTAAGCCAATCTTATTATTAAGGATATAATCCCTCAAGTTCCAGTGAGCTTCATCCTTCATGTTATAAAACACATCTTCGTCTTGAACATCACGGCTCGAACCCTCAAACGCAATAGCATCAACATCATTACCTAACGTCATCTCTAAATGCCCACCAGCTATCCTACCTCTACCATCCGCATCATAAACAATCGCATTTCCTTTATTCTTCTTATTAAAAGCAATAACTAAAGGATAAGCTTCTTCAATAGTCTTGTTATAAATATCCAAGCTATCAGTAACAACCATATCAGTGTAAAACTTAACGGTGTTCAAATCACTTCCGCCATCAGCTATATCCCAAACAGAAAACTTGAACTTTTCCCTCTTAGTCGGTAATACATTCTTGAGCTTAAAAGCCTTCTCAATGGCACTATAAGGAATCAAACTATCAGCATCACTACTAGGAATCTCACCTGTAATCATACTCTTCCACTGGCTCGTACCTTCACCATACTTAGTCCGAACAAACTCAACGAACTCTCGCCCAGCTAGACCTGGAACAACTTCCCTACCCTCTTTATAATTAGGACTATCAAACGCACTAACCGTAATCTTATTCCACTTAGGGTCTTTAAAACAATCAACGAAATTCCCAGATGAGTATATCGGATTACCAATTACCAAAACCTTAACCTTAGGGTTAGTAACAAGCCTATCAATTGCATTCCAGATCGCAGTATCCACACCAGGAGCCTCATCAAGAATAATCAACATATCCTCATTATGAAACCCAAGCATCCTACTCGCCTGATCAGTACCAGCATCAGCTTTCGTCGCAAAACCTGTCGCAAACCACTTTAACCTCGCATCAGGAGTTAAGGATGTCTTTAGGGGTTCCTGTCCGCCAAATGGCTGCTTAGCATTGTACCAAGCATCTCGGATTTCCCTCCAAAGTATGTCCTCAACCTGAATGTTAGAAGGAGCAGTTGTAAACACAGTAGAGGGTTTATGAGTATATAAAAACCACAACGCTAATCTGCCAACTGTATAACTTTTACTTAGCGAGTTTCCAGCCTTGACACAAGTAAATTGATTATCCCTAACACTATTACAAATCTCTTCCATCTTGTCCCAAACATGCTCGGGCTTAACATCAAGACAATCAGTAAGAAATCTCACTGGATTATCCTTAAGGAACTTCAACATCTTCTTCTTTTGCTTATTACCTAAACCCATAAAACCTCTTTTAACCTAATGGTTAATCATAAAACATTGTGTTGATAATAATTAAGCATCAACAACATCTTAAACTTATACGAATCAGACTTCTTTAACTCAAATATATCTTTATGGTTATTATTCCAATACTCCTCTAAAACCTTCCAATCTGCTGCCCAAGGGTTTTCCATACCTATAGCCCAAACTAAACCATTCCAAGCATCTTCATTCTCTAAACCTAATTCATCTTTAGCTAGATTATTATAAGCCATATTCACTTCTTCTTCATAGCCTTCATGACATTCGTATTCCCTTGAACTTTCCTAACCGCAGCCTCATAACCCCTTTTAAAACTCTTCCCAGCATCATGAATTCTTCCTACCGTAATTCTTAATCTTAATCTTTGGAGCTTTCTTCATCATCATCTTCCTCATCTATAGTGTCATATAAACTCATAAACCCATGTTCAACTGTCGCCTTAACTTCCAATTGCTTCGGTATGAGCTTAATAGTTAAATCTGCCAGCTTAGTAATAGGCATTAACTTAGGATCCAAAACCTCTTTCGCCCTATGCTCCAGCACATCTATAAAGAAGTGATTAACCTTCTCAGCCCTATCAATCATACATTGTTTCTCAATAGGCTTCTTTAACTTCTTAACAAGCTTTGCGTTCTTATCTCCGGGTTCTTTCTTCATTAGCGAACCCTTATTAAAGGAACCACCATGAATCGCATCTAATATCCCAAACCCTGTGTGACTTTCCATTATATCTTGGAATTGATCTTCTTTGCTTCTTTCCATTATAACCTCCTATGGAATAATATTTTAGACAGATATCGTTTGCCCAAGCGTGGGTGTTTTACATTCTACGCCCGTCTATACACCCAGAACGTACACGTTACCTTACGAGTAATTACCCCTCGTATAAACTCTTTTATACTTCCTTAACACCCTCTTAAAAGCAGCCTCACCATCAATTAAATCTGGGTGAACTACCCTTACTATCTATTTAAGCTCTTTCACTTTCTCTTTCCTCATATCTTAAACCTCTCTTCTGCTGTCATTGGTTTAACTTCTTCTTGAATCTCACCATTGCAGAACTTCTTATAAATCGCACTACTCAACTTGTTCAGCATATCGTAATCATCAGTTATAACCACACTGTAATAATCACCGTTCGTCATGAATATCTCTTGAACTATATTAGGAGCCATGCCGACCTCCAATCTTTAAAAATGATATAAATTTTTCTCTGGACTATACTTTAACCTACCCCCTAACACTGTTAAGGTGGGGGGGGGTCATGGAATCGATCCACTCATCTGTGTGGCACTCATGCGTGTGGTGTCACAGTGTTGTAAGTAATACGTGCATATACACTTAGCTCATAGTACCGCACATAAATGTGGTATGCTTATTGCCTCTGTATGCCACGAACGAGTAACTAAACGTGTTAACCTATGGCTTTTTTAAATGTAGGCACTAATGAGGCTGTATGCCCGTTATTCTTAATGTCTACCAATTAGGTAGAGATAAGATGTATAAAGAAGTTATAGCATATCTTTTTAGCTTATGCAAGTAGCTTATGGCTTTGCGTCCCGTGTAGGCTTTTGGTGCTTTGGCTTGTGAGTGTGTTTAGAGGGATTTTGTAGGGGTTTTGGTTTATTTTAAAAAAACATTTGACAGAATGGTTTTAATGAATTATAATCAAATAGTACTTAATGTTAACGGTTAACAAGTGAGGTTGAAATGATTAGATTAGTCGATAGTGTTGAAAATCAAGTGATTAGCTACAAGAAAGCTACACCAACACAGAAAGCAAAGGATATCGTGCTTCAAAGTGTGTATAATAGTAGCTACTGGACAGAGCAAGGGCATATCGTTGATGGTATGACAGATATTGAAATTGCTAAGGTTGATGATCAAGTGAGAAAGATTAGCTTAAGAATTGATAAATTGTTATCATGAGTGGTAAAGGAAAGCTATTAATTTAGGTTAACGAGTAACTAATTAGGAGTAAACATTATGAAAGTAATAGAAACTAAAGTTTATCAGTACAATGAATTAAACGATGAAGCGAAAGAAAAAGCAATAGAGTGGTACAGAAGTGTTAGTGAGCATGATGAATGGTGGGACTGTTTATATGCAGACGCTAAGTGTATTGGAATTGACATAACATCGTCGGATACTCACGTTTGTGAAGGCGATTTTATAGAATGTCCAGAAACAGTAATAAAGTTAGTTAAAGAAAATCATGGTACTATGTGTGAAACATACAAAACAGCGTTAGAGTATGAAGCTAAGTATAATGAATTAGAAGAAGATGAAGACGGAGAAGTTGATGAGAATGAAGCAGAAGACTTAGATTATGACTTTCGTAACAGTCTTTTAGAAGATTATCGTATTATGTTAAATAATGAATTGGAGTATTTATCTAGTGATGAATGTATTATCGAAAGCATTGAAGCTAATGAGTATGACTTTACTGTTGACGGTACACGTTTCTAATAAGATTGCTTAGAAAACATTTAACGTAGGTTAACGAGTAACAATTAAGGAGTAAACATTATGGAAGTTAAATTAAACAAAAGCATTTTAAAGGATATCGACAACGGTTATTTAAAGGCAGAAGTATTAGTACAATATCTATTAGATAATGGATTCAACAGTAATGAGCACTTAAAGCATACAAGTATTAAAGACTTATTTTATAATGGTTGTAGCGTTGTGAGTGCTGTTATAAGAGAAGATGTTATTGTTATTGAAGTGTTAGAGCCTGAAGATCATGTTGTTATGGTTAAGGGTAGAAAGAACGCTAAAGAAAGATACTTCAGTTATAAAGAAAGAGAATATTGTATTAATAAACATGATATTATATTGAAGTATAGTATATTGGATAATGGAAAGAAGTATTTTCAATATGCAACACTTGACTTTGATTATAGAGAAAAAAATAGAATAGTAGACTTTATCAATAAATAGTAGCATTTAACGTATTTTAACGAGTATTAATAAAGGTGGCAAACATGGAAAACACACTAACAGGTTGTAAGATTAATTACAAAGATGGATCAACCACTTCAACTAGTATGGCTTCACACGTTACATTGAAGATGGCACAAAGCTACTTTATAGGGTAG